GACAAAACGCCTGATCACAGGAAAATGAAAATGGGCCCGGAGAAGGGCCCTGTTTTCGCGAGTTACGAGAGAAAAACAGGTTCGAATTTCTCCTTGATGAAGCGATTGAGATTGTTGTACCCGAGCCGCTTTAATGTCCGATGAACAAGTTGTTAAGCTTCTGTGAATCCGCGAGCTTCGGCTTGAGATAAAGACCCTGTGTTACACTGATACTGCTTCCTGTGACGTCCCTCATCGATGATTCCCTGACAAAGGGCGCGTAGCTCAACTGGCAGAGCAACTGACTCTTAATCAGTAGCTTTCCTGTACGACCCGCAAGCAACTGATAAGTTTTTCCCCGTTGAACGCTGGAAAGGGACTTTCCAGTGCCCACAACGCCGTCTTCCGCACCAGAATCTCAGCCCATCGACGAAGCCCAGCCGGGCACGCCGGTCCCGCTTTCCGCCATCGAGTTCCAGCCCAAGGACTGCAAGGGCGGGGATCAGCCCGACTTCACACTCCCCGTCGCCCGCCCGTTCCTTGATTGCATCTTTCACTGGGCCCCCGCCGTGCCGCCGGCCGTCGCAGTCACCGGCCAGGTCCTCTGCCGTTGCCGCCTGCGCATCTTCCGCAACGGAACTCTAGGACGCGCGGTGGAGTGGGCCGTCCTGATCACTGAGCTGGCCCAGCCAAGCGCCGAAGACCAGGCGTTTCTGAATCCCGCGACTCTGGCCAAGCGTGGCCTACATGCCGCATTCCTGGTCACCGATCGCTTGCAGAATCCCGGCGTGCCGGCGCGGGCGTGTCTGGCTGAGATCGCTGACCAGGTCAAAGCCGGTTATCTCTCCCGCGCCCCGTATGAGCAGATCAGCTGGTTCCTGCATGACCGCGAGCAGACGTCCCGGGACCGCCCCATCCGCCATCACCAGATCCAGCGCGTGCAGTTCAACGTCCACGCGACCGGCGCCAAGTGTATCTATCTCGAATTCATGGTCACTCCCGTCGCGCCTGAAGAACTGGAACTCGCGGCCGGTGGGCTGGTGGCCCTGTGACGCGCGCAGAACACATCGCGTGGTGCAAACAGCGAGCTCTCGAGTACGTCGACCGTGGCGATCTCAATCAGGCCCTGGCGTCCATGCTTTCCGATCTCGGTAAACACAGCGAGACGGCAAACCATCCTGCAGCTGGCCTCGCTCTTCCGATGGTGATGCTTCCTGGAAGCCAGAGCATCGTCCGCAATCCTGCCGCAATGCGGAAGTGGATCGAGGGCTTTAACTGATGCCCGAACTCACGCCCAAACCGCCTTCCTCGTGGGACGTGATGGTGCGTCTCTATGACGCCATCAACAACAAGCTGTCGGAAACGTCAGTGATGTGCACGGCGAAGCATCCCGGAGAAGCGTGCCCGCCGGCATACGTCGTCGCGCGTGAAGATGCGAAGCGCGCAGAAGTATTGCAGAAAGTCGCCGGCGTGGTCTTCCTCGTCCGGCTCTCAAAGCCATTGCCTGGAGCGCCATTGTCTGGAGCAGACGCGGCATGCAGCGGCCCTGCCAGTGCAGAAGGAGCCTTATGAACCGTCCCGTTAAACCCATCAGCCCTGCCCAGGCGGAAGCCTTCCTGGTCGCGATGCATCGCCGTGACCTGATCGCCAGCCTGCAACAAGCCGCGCTGGACATGACGATCATCGAATGCGAACTGGCCGTCGACGCAGCCTTTGCCCGCGCCGGCTTCACACCACCGAGCGCGATTGCATCGAGCGGGGTCCAGCGGCCATGACTTACCTCCTCCCCCGGATCCCAGTCTCTCCGCTAGAAACCGGCCAGCTCATGGACTCCATGGCGATGGCGCTATACCAGAGCGGTATCACGCTCACCGAAGCCGCCTATGCGTTTGAGAAGCGCTTCATCATGTGTGTGCTGGAAGCCCACGGCGGCAATAAATGCGCGGCGGCGCGCGCCATGGGCATGCATCGCAACACGCTCGATCGCCACATTGCCCAGCTCAAGATTCATACCTGGAAATTCAGCCGGCCCGGGACCAGGCGCGTCCAGCGCAAACAACTTTATGCCAGCAAAGAACGACCCGAAAGTGGGGAACAAGCAGCGGGCCACTCCGCGCTGGCGCCAAGCTCCGGCAGACCACTGCCGGTATTCGGTGAGGAAGGAGGTCGCGGAGAATCGTCAGAGCCATCGCGGGGCGGACCGACCGCTCATCTGGCACAAGATCGTAAGCCGCCCTGCGTTGATCCCTTCCTCGACTTCGAGGTTGAGTGTGGAGGACTCAAGGCATGACGATTGCATCGAGCCTCGCCAAAACTTTCTCCATCAACGGCCGGATCGTCGCGCGTCCGGGCAAAGCGCCCGCGCCGGAAAAGAAGTTCTGTAAGTTCTGCCGCGCGGTCAATCGACGCATGCTGGCCGCCACCACCTGCAATTATTTCAACGGGCTCGGCAAGAAATGCGGCGCCGGCATCTGCGAGCGTCACACGCTCCACCTGGGCCCCGACATGGTCCGCTGCCCGCTCCATGATCCCGATCATGGCGTGTTCATCGAGGAGGGCATTGCATGCAGCGGGGAGGAGGCAGCGTGAACGTCGATCTAAGTTATGGCGAAAACAGCTTCATCAATGCGGTTCGGCGAGTGAACGAGGCGCGCGAAGCAAAAGCTGCCGCTGATCAAGAATACGCCCGCGCGGCGGAAGAGCTGATCAAGGCGATCCAGGCTGAAAACAGCCTCAAAACAATTCTGCTGGTAAAGCATCTCCCGGAGGATGAATGAGCAAGCCGTCAACCTCTGAGGGTTTCTTTGCCGTCGCCGTCTTATTTGCTGCGCTCTGGATCGGAACCGCGATCAGGCAGGGCTTTGTCGTCCGCGATCGCGACGCCGCCCGCGCTGAAGTTGCCGATCTGCAAAAGCAGATCGCTGACCAGAAAGCCCTGCCGCGCTTCCAGGGGGACGCGGTGCGCTTCATCGCGATCTCACATCCGCACCGGCAAACCATCGTGGCGGTGGACGCGACCATCGTTCTCCGCGCCAGTGACGTTCCCGACCTCGCGCAAAAAGTGCTGGATTGGCTGGTGGCTCATCCCAGCGCGATCAGAAGCCGCGGCCTCCATGAGCTGAAGGCCAAGATCGAGTAAATATGAACGCCTCCCCCCACACTCACTCGGCGTCGCCCACCCGCGCAGCTTACTGCGTTGATTGCTACGCTGACGGCAGCCGCGTCACCGTGGCCACGCGCAAATTCAAAGACGACGATTTCTGTGAGCACCACTACCAGGTGTTCTGCAAAGAGATGGGCATCGAGCCGGAGAAGAAGCCGGCAGCAGTCAGCACTCAGCATTCGGCCAAACAAGTTCTACGAGAAGCCACCCCGAAGGGAAGGCCTGCTATTTCCGAGGCTCAGGTAGCGCCGTTGCAACACCGCGGTTCCTCAATCTCCGGAGTGGTATCCGGAGCCGGTAACGGCGCGAAGGCAAAGTTGAGTACAGAAAGGCCTTCCCGCACACCTTCCGATCAACCGATTTCTAACACTTCGCAGCGGCCTGACAGCACCGTTGCGCCACCCGCGGAGGGCGGGCAGGATAGGGCTCATTCCCCGACTCAGCCAGCGCCACCAAGGTCACCCTCCGCGGTATCCATTCAACCACAACCTCGAAAGGAGCCACCCATGGCCAAGCAATGCGCGTGCGGATGCGGCGAAACATTGAAGCCCGGATCCCCGTGGAATGTCAAACGTGGACACGCCAGCCGCGCGGTCGATAATTACGTTGACAAAGCCAGCAGCAAAACTCCAGACAAACAGCTTCGCAATGCCGATGGCAAGCGCGTGTGCGCGTGTGGCTGCGGGACGCCGCTGGTCAACCGCCATCCCTACATCAAGGGCCATGACAAACGCGCAGGCGACACTCGCAACGACGATCCGCGCCCACAGCAAACCAACGGCGTAAAGCCTGAAATCCAGATCCATCAACTGCCGCCAGTCGGGCTGCTGAATGGCAACGGCCGCAACCACAAAGTTCTCTGCTCGGTCAGCGAGCTGGCGATGGACCGCATCTGGGCCAAGCTCGACGCCGAAGAAAAAGCCCAGCTGCTCTTCCCCACGGAAACGCAGCCGGCGAGCGAAGCGCTGCATGCCGCGTCGGAGCCTGCCCATGCATGAGCCAATCACAGCGCAGGACGTCCACCAGGCCGAGCGAGCGGTCGCGATGGAACGCGGCCCAAATTACAAACTGGTGCTCGACGAAAGCCTGCCGCCGCTGCATGAGCTGATCGCCGAGCACACCGCCATGGTGCAGGAGCGGCACAACCAACAGCGCGAGTACGAAAGCAGTTTCCGCATGACGATGTATCAGTGGGGCCGCCGCGCCCTGGTCCGCTCCGAAGGAGATCTCTAAATGGCCGCGAAATTGAGCCCCCCGCAATCCATAAGCCACGAAAGGAAGGAACTTGTGAGCTGGCTACTAGAACGGCATCTGCAACAGTCCGCATTGAGCTGCATCGTCTGCGGCTGCACCGAAAACAATGCCTGCATCGTGGAAGGTCCGGACGGGCCACAACCATGCGGCTGGATCAAACCCGGGCTGTGCTCCAACCCGGATTGTGTCGAGGCCTTCGAAGCCGAGACTCAGGGCGTGCTCCTGGACGACGACGAGGAGGAAGAAGGCCTGGTCGCATGAGTATCAAAGGCAGCGCGGCAAGCTTAAAAAGAGGGGACACGGATGGACACTAAACAAGCACCAATTCTTACCGAACCATTCACTCACGAGCAGGTTGATCAATACTACGCCGATATGTACCGCTGGGTCATGGTGCAACCAGGCAACCCGCTGGACATGCAGACGTTGATTGCCGTCCATAACTTTTTCGAGTTCGAGGCCAATTCAGGAATGATGCTGGACGCTTGGCTTCATGCCGAGATGCAGAAATTGGCGGGTAAATCCTATCTGCCAGTCGACGAACCGAAAGAGAAGAATTATTCGTGGTGATCACACAAAAAAGACAAGGTCGACAGGCTCCCTCCCAGGAATGCCGCTGCCGACCCCTCTTCTTACGTACATCGCTCGAGTTAAGGTCACTTTGCCTCAGGGAGCCAACTATTGTCAACGAATTCAGCGTCGTCCGCGGGCAGTGCGAAGAAAGGTAGTCATGGTCTGGGTGTTTTACTCGAGTGGATCTACGGTCTTTCCCTGCCGGTCAGGCTGCAGGCGGTGATGATCGTGTATGCCAAGCACGCAAACTACTGGGACGGCACCGGTTCACGGCCTTCCATCGCCACGGTGGCGAAGAAGGCGGGGCTGAAATCCGAACGCCGCGTCCAGCAGATCCTGCGCGAGCTGCAGGCGCTGGGCCACCTGGTACAGACGGAGCCGGAGCGCCAGCATGTTCCGGCCACGTATCGGCTGAATGTTCAGCTGCCTTTTTCTGCCAATGTCAGGAAATCCGCAACTTCCACAGCTCAGCCTGTGGATTCCTTGTGCACGCCGTCCGCAGGGGTGAAATTTTCGAACGTCAGGGGTGAAATTCCTGATAGGTCAGGGGTGAAATTTTCGAACGTCAGGGGTGAAATTTTCGAGCACGCAATAAGGAAGACCGTTAAGAACCGTTCTTACACCGTTAAAAACACCACAACGGCTGATGGTGGTGATCAGTCCGGGAAGTCAGCCTGGGGAAAACTCCACCCGAATCTGCTGGCCAAGCTGAACGCCAAACTTGAGCAGGTGAAAGAAGGCCGGGGCGGCCGCAACACTTACGGCTGGACGGACGCAGACCTGGCTGAAGACTGGCGCGACACGGTCTATGCCGCCGCGCTCGATGCCGGGATCTGGGAGCACGTCGCGAAGGAACTGGCCATGGAAAGTTATCAATCGAGGCTGGCAAGCCGCAAGCCGGTGGAGTCGGTCACGCCGGCCAAGGTGAGAACGGAGAAAGCATGAGCACGCAACGACCGTCGATTGAAGACCAAACACCTTGGCGCCGGATTCACATCCAGGCCATGTTCCCAAGCACCCTCGCGCCCAAAATCGATGCGCGGGGACGCGATACATACGATCTCAAGCTGCGCGCCCTAAGCTTCGAGGAGATGGGCAAGATCGCCGAGTTAATTAAACGCGAAGGGATCCGCTAAATCCCGAGGAAGACGGAGGACTGATATGTCGACCAAGAAAAAACCAGCAAATAAATCTGTCGCGGCCAAAGGCCCGACGCCGCTTTTGAAGCTGAAATTTGACAAGTTCCCGGACAAACCCGTCCCGGTCTTTTTTGAGACCACCAAGCGCTGCTTCTACGCCGGCTTCGGCTTTGAGCAGTATGAGTCGCCCTCGGTCCCCGGCCTGGAGCAGAAGATCAAGGCCGCCATCAAAGCCGGCGTGACGCCGTCGCCCGTGTGGGTGCCGATGATCCAGCTTGGCATCAACATCGCTCATGGCCGCACCGGGTACAAGCAGGCGCTCGATCTCGATTTCGATGTTGACATCGAACGCCGGTATTTCTGCATTGGCAAGGGCGGGAAGCTAAGGTTTTGCGATTGGGACGTTAAAGAGACAGGGCGGAACAATGCCTCCCAGGAAGCTTATGGCACGCTGGCGAATACGAAGCCGCGTGCATTGAACGCGCCGATCTTCAAGCGCGACAGAAACTCGTTCGACGGAGGCTGTGGCGTTGAGGCATTGATTCCGTATACCGATCAACTCTGGCAAGAGCTCGGCGAGCAGATCCGTTCTCTGAGAGCCCAGGCCTCTGGTCTGATCGGCCATGTGGCGGCGGGAAAGTTGGACGTCTTCACAAATTTCATCTTCGATTTCGAGCGCTCGGTGCGACCCGCCGCCGCGGAGAAGCCGATCGTGACCGGCACGCTCAAAGTCACCGTCGAGAAGGCAAAGCCCGCGGCAAAAAAGAAGCAATCCAGCCGCGGCGACAATACCGCCCGGGAACATCTCGTCGTGAAGTATCAGGGCAAGCAGCTCACGCTCGGACACGGACCGCTCGGCAACTACCTGGTGGAAGCCCTGCGCAAAACCTATCCCACCATCGACTCGGCGTTCGTGCTGAAAGACAACCGGGTGCAACTCTCGCGGTATGGCGAGGACGAGACGAAGGTGCTCAGTGCCAAGGAGTTCGAGACGGCCATCAACAATCCCCCGCAGCGCGGCAGCCTGGAAAAGTTCGTCAATGCCGGACGCGGTGCTCAGACCGCGGTGGACCAGGTGATCGCAACTGTGCAGCGCAGCCAGGGCGCGATCGCCAAACTCCATGAACTGGTCGACGCCATGCAACCCGAGGATCCGCCGCTCGCGATCCCGTCAGTGATTCTGGTGGCCGCCGGATTCCCCGAGACCGCCACCGCCGAAATTTACGAGCCGCAAGAGATTCTCATCCGCGTCCCGAAAAAGGCGGTGCAGTTCGTCAGCCTGGCTGAACTCGAGCAGAAGATCCTGAAGCAGATCGAGGGCAAGCCGCAGGAAGCGGAGAAAGAACTGGTGGGCGCATGAGCCGCACTTACACCATCCATTTCATAACACCTGAGGCGGCCGCCACAGATTCAACGCTCAAGGTCAATGCTGATGATTGCAACCTGGAATATGCGGATGGTTCGGGTGACAGCCCTGAAACGCCGACCGCGTTCAACTTCACAATAGAGCCTCCCGACAAGGATGGTAATTCTGTCTCGGTGGGTTGGATCCCGTTCGAGATGGTGAGGGCGATCATCTCATGACGCCCGCGCGCTGCTTCTTCCCCAACTGCGTGCTGGAAGAGCATGAGACCGGCGAGCATAAATTCGGGCGTCCGGAGAAGCCGTGGGGCGAGCTGCGGCTGATTCTGACGGCCTGCCCGGTTTACACAACGCCCAAACTGGGGCCGTGTGATCTTCACTTCCCAACCCGCGCCGTCGCCTTCTACGCCGACATGCTGGGCTTTGGCTGGGCGCTCTGCGTGGAGTGTGCCCGCAAGTTCTCAACCACAGAGGTCACAGAGGAACACAGAGGAAACCATGAGCAGAAAATGGCTGAAACCGGAATTTCGCGGCGTGCCCACAGCGACGCACCCGCAACTCACCACGCGGTCGAAAGCGCAAAGAAAAGCTCGGAGGCAGAAGCGCCGCCAACGCCGCAAAACAAAGTAATCCCATTCCGGCCCGAATCGAAGAGCCAAAAGCTCAAGGCCGGTGTTTCATGATCGACACCTCCGCCTTCGCGCTGCCCAAGCCCGGACACGCCATCGGACGCACCGTGGAATCGTCGGGGCAGTACTCGCGCACCAAGCGCCGCATGTGGCTGGACCAGGACCGCGCGTGCGTCTGCGGACGTCCGCTGGATTCACCTGGCGACGGCCATCGCCATCACCCAGGCAAACGCGGCATGGGTGGCGGCAAGCGCGACGATCATTTCACCGTCCTGCTGTGCGTTGTTTGTCATCTGGTGGAAGAAGGCCAGCTCACGCCGGAGGCTGCATGATCAACGCTTTTCCGCTTTGTTGGCCGGAAGGCTGGAAACGAACTCCAGGCTATTCGCGCAAACGTGCTGCTTTTGGCCGGGTAGAAACGCAGCGCCAGGGCGATGTGTCATGGAAGAAGAACAAGCAGCTATCGGTCATGGATGCCGTGCAGCGAGTACTCGCCGAGCTGGAGCGTATGGGAATCCGCCGTGATGACGTGATCATCTCCACCAACGTCCCCACGCGCCTTGACGGCCTGCCGCGCAGCGATTCCGCGAACCCCAGCGATCCGGGCGCGGCGGCTTATTTCCGCAAAAGCCAGAACGCTCCGATGCGCTGCATGGCGATTGATCGCTATGACCGCGTAGCCGACAACCTGGCCGCAATCGCCACCACATTGGAAGCCATGCGCACTATCGAACGCCATGGCGGCGCGGAGATTCTGGACCGTGCCTTCACCGGCTTTGCCGCTCTGCCGCAAAACACCGGTCGGCCATGGCGTGATGTTTTAGCGTTGCCGCCTGTCTGCAACATGGACCGCGTGGAGCAGCGTTATCGGGAACTTGCAATGAATGCGCATCCCGACCGCGGCGGCAGCGAAGCCGCGATGCAGGAATTGAATGCCGCCCGCGACCAGGCGCGCGCGGAGCTAGGAGCGAAATGATGGACGCTGAGAGTGTTCTTGATCTGGTGGCGCAGAATAAGCCCGCGGTGCTTCTGACGCTGGGCGCCGGGGCGTTCGTCGTGATCTTTGCCTTCGTATTTCGACGGCTGGCTGAGCACCGGGCCACGCAGCCCAAGGTGATCTTGAAGCGTATCCGCTGGGAGATCCGCACGGCCCGCGACGAATTCAGCCAGTATCCCGCCACGCGCGAGATCCAGGAGATCGTCGACGGCCTGGGCAGCTGCGAAGAGACCATTGACCGGGTGGTGGCGAAACTGTGACCGAGAATCCTCACCACGGAGACACGGAGGCACGGAGAGCTAGCGAGCGGCCGGAACGTAAGATCAGAGCGCAGATCGCGCGTCGCTGGCCTCACTGCACTGGCCCAGAAGACCTGCCCGGCGCGATTCCTTTAGGAACGATCGTGGAGGTAATAGGTCCTCCCTGGACCGATGAGATAGTGCGCTGCACCCATTGCGGGAAAAACGTCGGGCCGCTGACATTTCTGCCAGTGCTTTTCGCCGATGGCCACCGAGCGAATTACAACATCGACGTGTTGGAAATTGACGAAGGAGTTGAAGAGTGAGCGGAATTTTGATCTGTTGCTATTGGGGACAGCAAAGAGTCCCTTCGACGAAGAGGCAGTGTTCCCAGTGTGCCCGCGATATCTGCGTCGACTCCATGAACCTATCGCTGATCGAAACAAAAAAAATCGAGCTGCGATGCGTCTCTTGCGTCGATCCGGAACAAATTGTAAAAATGCTGGGCGGGAAATCTAACTTTGCCATCGGCGGCAAAATTTATCCAAATGGCACGCCGCTCGATGTTCTCCTCCACGCCGCTGTTGGCGTGTTACGCCGCAATTAAGGCCCCGCGATCTCCGCTCGTTTCCGCATCAATCTTTGCGCCAGGGTGTCTTCGGCATCGTTCATCGTGGTCGCGCCGGCAGCGATCGGAAGACCCCGCGGCATGGCACGCGCTGTTCGGGGATCGGTGAGATGGTCCACCACGCGCGGGCTGTTCATGCCCCGGGCGACGGCGTATTCGGCGGGAGGAATGGCCGCCGCTCCCAGCGCCAGCGGATGTCCGGTCGACAGGCCGGTGCCGATCCCGCTCACAATCGATCCCGCTTCCGCCGCCGGCACCATCACTGCGGACGTCCCGCTGGGATTCTCATTCGACAACACCGTCATCCCGGTCCGCGACATCATGCGCAGATCGCGCGCGGCCTGCGGTCCCAGCAGATCGTTGATATATGCCGACGGATAATTCTTCAGCCGCCCGGGCATGGATTTGAAATCGTATCCGGCGCCGGTGCGGTCCTGGCCGAGAATTCTTTCTGCAGCGGCGCGCTGCAAATCGCCAAACTCGGGGCCCAGCACGGACTTCATCTGTCGCGCAAATTCCGGAGCTTTCATGTTCAGCAGCATGTTCGTGACCTGGCTGGGCTGCTGCGCCCGCACCGCGTGATACAGCGGATGCGCCGGGTTGTCATAGGTCTGCTTGAGGCCTTCCCAGGTCTCATTGGCCGCGCGGAACTGCCATTTGTCGGCGGGCGAGAGCTGGCTGGCCGCGCCGGTCATGGTGTCGTCAATGGTCTTGACCATCTGCTGCAGCCACGCGTCGGCGCGTGACTTTACCAGATCAGGATTGTTGCGATAGATATCCATCAGGTCAGAGCGAAGCTGATGCAGTTCGCTCCAGCTGAAATTGTTCGACTTCGCGGGAACCTGCGTGTTGCCGGCCGTGGGACCTTTCACCGTGACCGTCGGCCGCTCGGCCAGGTCTTCAATGATCGACCACGCCTGGCGCGGTACCAGCTCAGGATGGCGCTCGTAATACTGCTTCATGCCGTCGCGGATCTTCAGCGCTTCCGCCTCGACCGTGGCGGTCCCGTCAATGGTGTTCGGCCCGACGCGCTTGTCCAGGTCCTCAAACTCCTGGCTGGCGGAATTCTTGCGCTGCGCGTAATCGTTCTTCAGCGAGTCCTGGATGCGCGCGCCGGCGTTCTCTCCGGAGTAGCTGGAGAATTTATTCAGATAATCGCTGCCCCACTGGTCCAGCGCGGCCACGTTGCCCTGCTGCGCGTTGCTGAACGTGTTGGCGCCGCCCAGCGATCGCGAAACATATTTCTTCGCGGTGCGCGGCAGGCCTGCGCCGCTGGCATCGGCCAGGTCAAGGTTCACTCCATGATCACGCGCGCCTTCAAACAGCTCCCGCGGAGTGAACGGCTCGTTGGGCGCGGCGATATCCATTTTCTTATTAAACATGCCGCGCACGCCGGCTTCGCCCATGCCGCTCTCGATGGGGCCGATAGTTTTCGGACCGGGCGCGATCTCGCCCAGTCCGGCAATGCCGCCTGCGACTCCCGCGCCGCCGAGCAGGCCTTTGCGCACACGATCGGCAGGCTCGGCTTCGGTGTCGGTCGCGGCATCGTAAATATCTTTCCCGCCCTCCGCGCCGAAAAGCGCGCTGGCTCCGGCCATCAGCGGCTTGGTGATGAGGCCTGCAGCGGGCAGAGCTTTGGTGAGCGGACCGGCCGCCATCAGCGCCAGGTTGCCAGGCGTGGTCATGCCGCTGGCCATGTCTGCGGTGTCAGTGATCATGCCGGCAGCGCCGCGCGGCTCGCCCGCGGCAAAGCGCCGGTTGGATTCTTCCTTCAGCGGCGTGTACGGATCCACGTTCTCAATTCCGGGCGTGCGCCGTCCCATGGTGCTGGTGACCTGGTTCATGTTCAGGAATTCGCGCGGATTCATCAGCGCGCCGGGCGGTCCGGAGATCTGCCGCATGCGCGAACCCGCGTCGGTGCCGGTACCGGGCGCGGTGTGCGCGGCCAGATCGTGCGCGGCAGAGACATCGCCGCGCGGCATGCCGGTGTGCGTGGGCGAATGCGCCTGGACAAACTTTGTCAGATCATCATCGCCCACCTGGCCAAAGCTGGAATCGTGGGCAGAGAGCGCCTTACGCTGTTCTGACACCGGCATCCTGGCGAAGTCCGGGTCCGCCACCATCTGAAAAATTGGATTGTCGTCGGCCATGACTATTTTTTGGGAGGATATTTCTTGAGCAGCTCATCCGCGGTCACGCTGCCGCCGCCGTCAGAGCTCAGGCCCTGAAGATCGGGAGGCAGGAAGTCGACGGGAATTTTCTTGCGCTGCGCTTCTTTTACCGCGGTCTTCCAGCTGAGATCGCGCGACTGCTTGATGAGGTCGTGAAACGCGTTCCACTGCTCGGGAGAGAGCACGTCGCCGTTGGTAAATTTCTGCATGGCCACCAGCGCGGCGTCGCTGATGCTGCGCGCGCCCAGATGCTCCTGGATCATGTCCTTGGTGATGCGGGCGCCCTTGACGTTGCCAAACGTGGTTGAGAGATGCGTGGAGAGCGCGACCATGCTCTGCGCGCCGGTGGGCAGCTTCTGCCCGTGCGCTTCCGCATCTTTGAATTCGCGATACGCATTGTCCATCATCTCGTAACTTTTCTCCACCGCCTCGGCCGGCTGGACATACGCTTTGTCATGCTGGTCGATGCGGCGCTCATCGCGCGCGGTGGACGTGCGCTGGTCTGCGCGTTCGCCGGACTTCTCCGCCCGGGCGTTGGCTCCGGCTTCTTTGATCACCACGTTCGTGCCCGACGAGCTGGGCGTGGGATTGGCAATCAGATAAGAGACCGCGCTTTCCTTCTCCGCCGGCGTGAGCGTGGGCGAGTGGGTGATGATGTTAACCAGCTTGCGCACGTCGGTCATGGCGGCCGGATCGATGTTCCCGCCCGGCGCCGCTTTCTTCAACGTGGCCATGAACTGCTCTTTCAGCTGCGTCGACGTGTCGGGCTTTTCCGGCTTCTGCTGCACCGCGCCAAACTGCTTAACGTAAGTAGTGTTGTCGGGACGCTGGAATACCGTGGCCTGCTGGCCATCCTTGTCGACGTAAGAATGAATAGGCTTGTCCGTGGGACTGTCCGGCGCGTTCAGGTCATGCTCGATCTTCTTGTCTTCCTCGCCCAGATGCGAAGTCTCGGCGCTGGTGTGGGCCGTGGCCGCGCGCGAAGTCTGCTCGGACAGGTCCCGGTCGATCGCGCCGGTTTCCTGATTCATCAGTTGGCGATGGTGCCCTTCAGTGCCGGGGATCATCGCCGTCTGAAAAGGAAATAACGTGCTGCCGGCAATGTCGGCCACGTGCGCCAGTCCGCGGAGAAAGGGATTATGTATCTGCGAAATGCCGGATCCGGTTTCGTTCATGTAATCGCGCCGGTTGCGGTGCATCGTGATGTCCTGGTCGAGCGTGGGACCGGTGCTTGACGGTCCAGCGATCGCGGAAGATCTTGCCGAGGCCGGAGCGCTTCCGGGCGCCGTCGGCCCGGCAATGCCCACAGACCCGGGAGAATCGGAAGATCGACGTGTTGCACTTGTTGCGTTTGTTGCACTTGCAACACTTGCATCGGGCGCAGCCATGGTTGCACGTGGAACATTGCTTTCCTCGGGCTGAGCGCTGAGTGCTGAGCGCTGACTGCCTACTTCCGGCGCATCGATGGCGGGAAGCTCGGCCGGCGTGCGTTGCGGACCTGGCCCGGCAATCATCTCTTGGCCCGGGCGAGAGCGCCGCGGATTCAGCAGGTCCTGATCATCGTCTTCATAAAGATCAAACATAGATTAGCCGTGGAATCCGGAATAAGCCTTTCCTGCGTTCGCGGCAATCCCGCTCATCTGGCTAAGCTGGTCCAGCCAACTGGGACCTTCAGCCTTCGTCGCGGCGTTGATGTCGCCCGGAACCAGGCCCATGGCCTGCAAGCTGCCGGAAAGATCGCTGCCAAAGAGTCCCTGCTTGGCGCGAAGCGCCGACGCGCGCTGCTCGGCCTTCAGGTTCTCATTCATGCCCTGGACTTTGAGCGTGTTGTCGGCGGCAGTGCGTGTGCCCTCGCGGCTGGCTTCCTGCGCCGCCGCGGTGAAGGCTCCGGCATTGCGCGTGCGCGCCGCCGTGAGATTGCCCTGGCCCACGATCCCGCCCGTCGATCCACCCGTGGATTGCTGGATGGCTGTGTTCATGGAGTTGAGCCCGGTTGTGCCAAAGCCCTGGGGATTGGCGATATCGCCTTCGAGCTGTGGCTCCAGCGTGTCCTGCAGGCTCATGGCGCGCGAGTTGAGCGCTTTGCCTGTACTCGACGCCGTATCCGCCGCGTCATTACCCGCCTGAACGCCTTTTTTATTTGCTTTAGGCATAAATTTAAGTGTGAATCACGAAATCCGTTCCCCTGCAGCGATCCCAGCCCAGGTCATCCACCAATCGCTTGCCGAACGCGCGCTCCATCGCCGGCGGGATCCACGCCACGCCTTCAGTGATTCCTTTTTCCTTCAACTCCGCGCACATTTCCCGCTGTAAAAATTTGATCGCTTCAAGCCGCCAGCGCGGCGATTCCCAGCTGGGATCGGTGAACAGATAAATCTCGGTCGTGACCCTGGCGGCGGCGCCGGCGACAATCAGCGAGCCGCTCTCCACCACGCGCTTGGCCATGATGTTGTTGCCAAAATTCGGAAACTGAAAGTCCGCACCCTTCGCGGCAAACATAGCTTTGACCCGATTCAGGTCAGCCGCGGTCATTTTGCGTCCGTGCATTTACCGCGGTCCTCGCGACGGCTGATTGCCGAAGCCGCCATCGCCGCCGTTCGCCCCGTTGGTTGTTCCTGATCCCTGGCTCGCTTGCGGAGCCGGGCCGGTGGCTGATCCGCCGCCGATCACGGCCGCAGGACTCGACGCCGATCCGCCGTGATATACCGCCGCCGATCGCGGGGACGTGGGATAAGCCGAATAAGCGCGGAAATACAGCGTCTGGTTTCCCAGCGCGGTGCGATGGTTGCGCGAAGCGCCCAGATCGATCACCCGCGGCGCCACGAAGCTGGGACTGTCTGAGTACTCCACAAAATAGTTGATCCCGCGATTCACCGGATTGCGATCGGTGATGGCGATGTCATGGATCCCGCCCGAGGCCACCACGTTCACGCTGGTCGGCGCCGGAGGCGCGGCCGTGCTTCCGCCGATCGTCGCCGTGGTCTGATCAGCCACGTGCGCAACTTCGTTGGCAATCGATTCGAGCGCCTCGGCCAGCAGCGGATTTTCCTGGCGGATTTTCTCGATATTCTGAATGTCTAACTTTTGCATGTCGCTTTGCTCCAAAACCGCTCTAACTTATCGCCTTGCGTTCAGTCGTTTTGCGCCTGTTGCAGCGGGGGCTCAGCGCGCAAGTCGGCTTCGCCCGTTTTTCCGCTCCGGGCTGTTCTCCGTGTCTCCGTGCCTCCGTGGTGGAAGCTACTTCGCTCCTCTGACCTGCGCCATCGCGTTCTTCCGGATGGTGATGATCATCTTGCTCAGGCTCATCTTCACGTCGGTCTGCCCCTGCAGCGGGATCACCGCGATCTTGAAGGCGACGCGCGCGGCCGTTACGTTCAGCGGGATCTCGATATCAGTCAGCGGATTCAAATTCAGCGTGCGCGCCACGCTGGCCGGCCGGGGATTGACCAGGCTGCCGGCATACGGCGTGATCACCAGCTGGCCCACGCCGCTCACGAAATATGCCGAGTACTGGAAAAGGTGCTGATAACTCCCGAGCTGTAACTGCTGCTCCTGGTCGTGCGTGGGAAAGAGATGGCTCACCCAGTACGGGACCATGCCGCCGTAATCGTCATCAGTGAGCTTGGCCGAATCCAGAAAATAGATGTTGCCAAAGCCGTTCTGCTGTCCCGGCGTGACGCCGTTGCCGGCGCCCAGGCAGAATTGAAACGTGTTTCCCGGCCGGGCCATGATCTCGCCGCAATTCGCGCTGATGTTCCAGCGCGTCCACTTGCGCGCCATGTCAGTGGCAATCGTCTTGCCGCTGTAGCCTGATGTCCGCACCGGCGGCGCGGCGGCAATCTGCTGATCGGTATCGAGCTCGCGATAATCGAGCGGATAAAGCGCGTTGGGCGACGTGGCCTGGTCCAGCGGCAGCGCGAAGTAGATCCGGCGATTGGCGGAATCGTTCTTGATCCACAGCGTATGCTGCGCGGCTTTGTTGATGCGGTCCCAGATCGGCTGATTTTCCTGGCTGATCTTCCACAGCGGACCGCCGCCGTAAAGATACGCGCCGCCGTAGCCGCCTATGATGATCCACTCTTCGCCGGTATCGCCTTTGCCGAACTTGCCGGGATCTCCGGCGCGAAAACTCAGCGCACCCACCGCGCCGGAAATAGTGTCGATCGACCAGAATGCCGGCTCGCCCGCCGACTGAATTGACCGATGCAGGCCTCCCGCCGTCGCCATGATCAGCCAGCTGCGCAGCGTGGTGAAGAAGCGGATCGGCGTGTCATCGTCGCTGGCCTGGAACTTCCCGGTGATCGCGTCAAAGCCCTCGGGATTGTTGATGTAAGAGAAATATGCCGCGCTGTCGATATATGGCTGGTTGGTAAAGATCAGCTCAGCGTCGTCAATGGTGATGGTGGCCAGGTTGTTCAGCCCGCCCGCTTCCTGGATGCTGAGAATCAGATCGGCGGGAATCACCGCCGGCGTGGGCAGATTGAATTTTGCCTGCACAAACCCGCCCTGCGTGGAGCAGCTGATCACCGGGATCGAGGCGGTCGCGGTAAAGCCGGTTCCGCTCAGGATGGCCTGGAGATTTCCCGCCAGGCCCGCGGCGGACGCCTTGGCCCACACGCGCAGGCTGTATTGCGTGTTCGGCGCGATGATAGCGATGTTGAAGCGGTCCTGAAACGCGGTCTGCGTGATCAGCCCGCGGACGGCATTGGTTCCGTCGCCGGTGATCTGCCATGCGCCTCCAAAATTCGCCGCTCCCGTCACCAGAGCCCCGCCCGCGCCGGGAATCGTCCAGTAAAGCGGCACGGTGGGCGTCGCGGAAAGAAAGCCGCCGTCAAAACCCATGTTCAGGAAATTCTCAACGCGCCGATACTCGCCCCACGCGCCCAGGCGGCTGCCATAAACCGTGAAGCCCAGGCACGGCCCGAGCACGCGCTGCGCGAACAGGTTGTTGCCCAGAATGTCGATGCCGATCGAGGCGAAAAGCGTGTTGTCTGAAAAGTCAATAGTCAGCGACGTGGTGGTGTTGTCATTGATCACCGTGGACTGCGCCCCGCCGGCGACGTTCAGCGGAATATAGAAATAGTGCGATCCGCCGGTGCCGGTGAAGGCCAGGATTCGCGCCACCACGTTGGCCGGCCCAATCGGGATATTCGTCGCCGTGGCCTGCTTGTTGCCCAGCGCGCTCCAGCTCACGGAAGGCGATGGCGCGGTGATGTAGCCGGACCGCGTAAGGAACATGCAGACCATCTGGTGCAAGCCCACCGTGATCATGCCGCCGGTGGTCAGCACGCCGCCCGCGCCGCCCGTGGTGGCCGCCTGGCCACCCTGGACAAGGCCAAACTGGTTCGATAACGCAAAAGTAAATGTGGTGGCGTTCGTGACCGCGCTAACCACCCAGTTCGTCGGATTGCCCTGAGCGCTGTTGTTCAGCGTGCCGGCATTGCCGGTGAAGGTGAAGGCATCGCCCTGAAACATGCCGTGCGGGGTTGCGGTAATGATGGTGGCCGATGCCGGTCCCACGCCGCCCGCCGCCCCTGAAGCTCCCAGAACGGCCCCGGCATAGACCACGGTGAACGTGGTGGCCGAGGGAACCGTGGTGGGCGCGAATACGCCGTTGTATCCCGCCACCGTCGCGCCCTGGACCAGAATGGCCTGGTTCACCACCAGTCCGTGCGGCGCAGCCGTGGTGAACGTGGCGATATTGAGCGCGCCGCCCGTTCCCGCAACGCTGGCAATGCCGGAAATATTCACCGCGACCGCCAGCGTCACGCTGGTGATGTTGACGTTGGCGATGATGTCGGCAATGGAAGGCGCGGCCGCGGGACCTTCCTGCGTTACGCGATCGTAATTTGTGCCGTCGTATTGCCGCGGGATGTCGGCGCCGTGCAGGCCGTCAGAGAATGCGATGTATTCGCGTCCAAAGGCCGTGACGCTCTGCGCGTAGAGCCCGGGCGTGCCCGCAGCCACCTGCGTTTTAACTCCTGGATTGTTGGTGACGTCTTCCTGCCAGAAAATTCCGGCCGAATCGAGATAAAGATTCAGCGGCTGCCCGTTGGGCTGGATGAAAGTCTTTTCGTAGGTGTAAGTCGTGGTCGCGCCGGCGGGAAAGATGCGATGCAGGCACGGACGCGTGTCCACGCTGCCCGGCGTGAAGATCAGGTCCTGCTGGTCCGGGCTGGCTCCGGGAGGCAGACTGGTGATATCGCTTTCCGTCACCAGGCCCAGGAAGGCGTCGAGTGGAATGTCCACCGCGGGTTGTTGATTGTTGTTGGCCACGGAAATCAGCAGGGAGGGGGGGGGAAAGAGCGGATTTACCGCAAAGGTCGCAAAGAGCGCAAAGGTAGGAAGGGTTTCACTCTCGCGAGCGCAGCACCCTCGTTTCCCTTCGCGTCCTTCGCGTCCTTTGCGGTTAAATTTCTTGCGGTGAAAAAGGTCTTATCCGGCGACAGTAACTAACACTTCAAACTGAATCGTGTCGCTGAGCACGCCGGCAGGATAAGCCGCGGTGGAGATCTCGCCGTTGGGAGAAGAGGCGCCGCCGCCCTGCTGGACATCGAGCTTGCCGTTCTGTTGCGTGGATCCCGGAATAATGGTGTAACTGAATCCGCTCGAGCCCAGTGGGTTGATGGACCAGGCCCAGCCGCAGACGATCGCGCCCACCGCGGGTAAAGTCCAGCCCGGAGGCAGCGTTAGCTTCGTGATATCGAAGATCTCGCCCGGAGCGCCGGGATAGTTGCCCGTCAGCGCAATGGTGCCGATGATGTTGAGAAATTTCTGTTCCGCCTGGATGGCCACGCCGCCGGCATTCGGCAGCGGCGAAACGCTGGACGCCAGCGCCGAGCGGCTGAACGCCACGCGCAGCACGTCCGGAACTTCAGCCCATGAAACCGCGCCGCGAATCAGATCAAGCAAACCACGCCCGATCAGCCTGGGCGCGCGCTCGATGGCTTTCCGCCAGCTGATCAGCGTGCCTTTTTTCTCGACGATTGCAATTACTTTTGCTTCCAACATAGATAAACTCCCCCGATTCAAATTCTCGAAATTGTTAAAGCTGCTGGCTTCTAGCTAGTAGCTAGAGGCTAGGAGCTCGCGAAGCCGCTTTAGCGGCGAGAGCGGCGTCCGCCCCACGGCTTGCGCATGGCCACGGCGCGCTGACGCCGCTTCGTGGTCGGCGCGATCAGCCGGCTTTTCTCGATCTCATATTGCTGGTCCGCATAGACCGCGCCTTCACCGCCGCGGGCCTGGCAGAACAGCGCGATCACGCGCCACGCCATCGCGTCCATGGCATTGATGATCAGCACCGGACTGGGCACGGGCGAGAGCACCAGCGCGGGCAGGCGCTGGTTGTAGCGCATCTTGATATCGTTCGACTGCAGGCTTCCGATCATCACCAGTTGGTCCTGCAACCATTGCCACCATTTCAGGCAGCTTGACTGCGTCACCGACGGCAGGCCGTCCAGCCGGTTGTGCATCGGAATAAACTGGCTCACCTGGCCCGTGGGACGCTCCCAGATCCGCAGCGGTCCCAGCAGATCGGCCGGGAGCGCGGGCAGCGCCGTGTTCGTGGTGCCATTGTTGAATCCGGTAAAACTCAGACTCACATTCACCCCCGGGTCCGGACTTGCGACGGCCGGCAGCCCGGTGATGATGGTCTCCTTGGCCAGCGTTTCCACGCCCTTGGCCGTCAGGTCGCGCTGCAGATCGCGATACGCCTTGTTGCCCAGGATTGGGACGTACGGCTGCGTGTCCGCCAGGAGCTCGCCGGCAATCGACACCTGCTGATCATTGCCCAGCGCGCGCGCCAGGTTCATGACGTCTTCGAAGGTGTCGTACGGAGTTGTTAGGACTGCTGGCATGGATTATGAGCGCTTTCCGATCCGCGCGGTCATGTTCTGATCGGGGGCGGTGGTGGTCACCAGCCGGACAAACGGCAGGTTGGTGGTAAACATCACGTTGTCGTCGGAGGTGGAAGCGCTGCTGGCGCCGGCGACATCGCTGTACGCGGCGTCCTTGTCTACGGCGGCGTGCTGGGCCTTGACGCCCACGGCGCTGGGAGCGGCGGCAAAGTCGGTGGCTAAATAGCACTGGTGCTGGCCGCCATCGCCAGAGACCGACCCCAGGGCCACCTGCTGATGCTTGGTGCCCGCAACGGGCTTTTCCGCGTTGACCACCACCGCGGGCGGGTCTCCCGCCCAGATGGCTGGTACGTTCGGTGCTGCATTGTAAGCTGGCATTTCTCCGTGCCTCCGTGGTGGGTGTTTCTTACGCTTTTGCAGCCGAAGCGGCTTTCCTGCGTTCGCGCATTTCCAGCTCGCGGAACATGGCCACGTCGGCGCCGCGTTCCCACAAGATATCCACTTTCAGGATGGTCGAATTCAGGCGCTCCAGGTTGTCATTGAGCTGGATCACCCGCTTGCCAAAGTGCTCGCCGACGGTCTTGGCCACATAGCGCGCACACACCAGCCCGGCCAGCGCCACCACGTGCGTCGCCGTGAACGACGTGAAAAATTGATGTAAGAAGTCCATAAAATTCGCTGTTTTTCGCTTAAAATAACCAGGCCCACATCAGATCAGCTAGGAGGATCCGATGGCTCTCTACCAATTCCTGATTCTTTGCTTCTTCGCGGTCTATGCGTTCTGGTACATCGGTCAAAAGATCGAATATGCCGGCGCGGAGGCCGCCATTCCCAAACAAACAGGCCCGTCGGTCGATGCACATGCTCGGCAAGTGGCCCAGATCGCAGCCACGCTAATCGGTGCGGCCATGAACAACCCGCAGTATGTTGCGAGAATGCAGACTCTCCGTGCCGACCTTCAAAGAGCCCGCGACATCAAGCATGAAAACCACCAGAGCGAAAAAAGGGAGGAGCGGAAGCGCGCCGAGGAAGCCGAAAAACTTCTTTCCCGGACCATCCTGGAAACAGACATTTTCGGGCACGGGTACCAGCCCTACATTGACCTGGCGTTTGAAATCTATCGCTCCGCATACAAACTCCAACGACTGGAAACCACTTTTTCCCAGATCGATTCTGATCTGGCAATGAGCAGTAAAGACCGCGAGATTGCAGACTCTATCGTTCGCTCTCAGTTGGTACGCGAGTTGGCTCGCCCTTGAAATTAATGCTCATCCTCGCCCTGGCCTTCCCGATGCCCCGATTCGCCGATATCCAGATGTCCCGATCCGTCTGCCATCACGGCTGTCACTCGAAGTACTGCAAAAAGGCCCATTGCGGCCAAAAGTGCCATGCCAGCCCCTGCCGCGGCTGCTGGAAATACTCATGAACGGCTCACCCACTCTGGTCTTGGAGGTGCTCAAAAATGCTAAGAACAAAACTCGTAAACTATCGCGACAATCCAGACGGAGGCTTTGACATAATCTGCCCGCTCTGTGAAGCAAAAATCATTGAGAATATCTCCGAAACTAAGCTGCTTTACGGTGGCGCGCACTTTGTGAAAATGCATTATGAAAAAGAGCATCCCGGAGTTACACCACTGTGCGAGCCGAACTAGATCCGCGCAAGACCGCCTTACCGCGTCACATTCCAATTGATCGTCATAGCCGTTGGCGTGATGGTTCCCGCTGCGGAATTGCAGTAATTGAAATTCACGTTTCCCGCCGTGGGCCATGCGTTCAGAGTCAATCCGCCGCCGTTGCCGATGGTTGCCGCTGCGTTCCTTGCAGTGTTGATCGTGTCCGTTGTCAGCACTCCGGTAGCAGCCACAGTCACGGTTGTTCCGCAAGCTCCGGTTGTGATTCCCGCCGTGGTCATGGCTGCGGCTCCACTGCCAATCACCTGAGGAATTCTGAAGAATACTCCGTTGTTATAAGAGCACTCCATTGCGTGAGCCGTAGAGTCACCGTAGCAAATGTCCTTCCCGGATGTTCCCGAGGGCGCTGTAAATTCACTCAAGGAGGCTGCAAATGTGTTTACTGTGCTCCATGGAGCTGCTGGATCACCCGATAATGTGGTTCCGCTGGCTGCTGGCGTAACTTCGCCCGCCGTGATTGACAAGGCTCCGAACTGGTTAACATCCATTTTGACCACATGGCCGCTGGCATCAGAGTAGGAATAATTGTTGGCTGACTGCGGCAGGATGAATCCAGTTTTCTGGTTCGCGCCGATGGTCACATCCTGCACGGTGTGGCCATTGATATTATTGCCAAACATCAGCAACTGATTGGGCTGAACCGCTGCCCCGGCTGGCATAGCCGTACAGATTCCGCGTGCTCCCACGGTAGTCCCAAATATCGTGCTCCCTATGATGACGTGTCCGAATCCATCATTAAGGCTTATGTCACAGGTCGTGTTGGTTTCAAAATCGCTGTTGGTTACGTGGACATTCGTGTTGATGGCCCCGACCACAACGTTTATTCCGTTGTTGGAATCCGCGAGCGTAGAAGCGATGATGTCCAGTGTGCGCGAAGTTGATCCTGAGATATTCCAGCCGTCCGCGGTCCCTGGATTCGATGAAGCGTTGTTGCCGCCGCACAGGTCGCCAGTGGATTGCAGAAAGTGGATTTGGCTGTTTACGCCTGAGTTAACACCGTCTTTTAGCACGTAGCAGTGGCTGCCTGATTGATCGACATGCACGTTCAGGAAGTTGATCATGAAGGCGTTGTCTTTGATGACGAAGCCGGAGCCTTTGGGCTGGTTGCACTGCAAATTCTGGAAGCTGATGGCGCGCACCTGCTGAGAGACACCTCCGCCGTTTACATCCACACAGTCGCCTGCCGTCGCACCACCAACGGCCTTATTGCCAATCATGGCAAAGTCTTTAAACGTCACGCCCTCGAGCGAAGTTCCTGCGCCCAGTGAAATCACAAAGAAACTGTTACCAGTCGATGTATTCGTGAGCGATGAGCCTGCTACGACATTGGCATTTGTTCCTGGATCGTTCGGGCCGCCCATTCCCTGACCTTCAATGACTACAGGCTTTTGAATGTTGACCGGCCAGCCCGCGGCAGAGCAATTGCCGAGCTGCAAAACAATTTTTCCACCTGTCGCCGGCAGGGCGTTATACGCTTCCTGCACGCCGCATGTCGTCGATCCGACCACATAGTTGCAGGCGTATTGAACGCCCCCCAAATTTTTGGGGCAACTGGCTGTCAGGGCACCGGTTACTGTTAAATTTGTGAATGTCGGGCTTCCAGTCGGCGGGATGGGAGCACTAAATCCGTAACACTGGCTGGTGGCCGTACCGGCGCCGCTCACGATCAGTCCGTAGGGATTGGCCGTCGGTTGAATAAAAAACGGGTAGTTGCCCGCGCCGTCGGTGGTCAGGGTCGTGAAAGGAATGCTCAGAGCCACGTCCTTGAAGACCGTCACGGGACTCGCGCAGACCAGGTTGGGCAGGTTGCCCGTGGTGGTGAACACTGAGATCGTCGCCCCGGCAATGGGTTGCCCCAGGGACGTGGTCAGCGGCGGCAGCTGCATCAGCGTGCCTTGGCCATGCGCTAGCGCGCTGGCCAGCAAGATCGCCGACATCGCCGCGATCGCGCGTGACCGCCGTGATCGGAAAACCTTAAAACGCAGATTCCCCGACAGCCACGAAACGATCAGCCACACCGCCAGGAGTACCGCAATTACCCAACTACCAAATTTCGAAATCAATGAATTTCTTCCCTGGGGAGGAAGCCGCGGTCTGCTTTATCTGACTAATTGCTAAGTGCTAATTGCTATTTGCTCGGAGGCACCGCAGGTGCCGGAGGCTTTGCCCAAATATGCTCGTATCCCGGCGTGCGGTTCTTCATCACCTTGTCCACGTCCAGGACCGCGCCGCAGCCGCCCTGCGCGATGAAGTGAACCGGCAAGCCCGGATTGACCGGCTGGCCGCATTCGGGGCATGCGCCTTTCGGCGTCTTCGCCCGTGCCCAGTCGGCGTTCAGGCCGAGAAAATCTGCGGCTTCGCGTTCCGGCGCCTGGATCTCCGCGGTGCCTTTCGGTCCCTGCAGCGCTTTTTTCTCCGCGTCCTGAAACAGCACCATCATCAGCTTGGTCAGCCTGGCTCTGGCCTGCTCCAACTCCGCTTTTGTGGGGAAATTCCAGCAGCCGGCTTTGTCCGCCCGGGCCGCTTCCTCGCGCGTGGCGCCCAGGCCGTTCGCGACGAACACGCCGAACCAGGTCCGGTCGGTGGTGAAAGCATGCAGCCCGCTCTGGCTCGATCCAATGCCCAGCAAATCTTTGATCACGCCCGGCTGGTCCGGATCGGCGACAGTCTGTTCGGGATCGTCGGCGGATTCGGTTTCACCCGGCAGCGTGTCCCACATGGTGAGGCCGAGCTTGCCGCTGAGCTGGTCATATTCCTCGGCCATGATGCCGGGCAGGACCAGCGGATCGGAATACCCGCGCGCCACGTGCCTGGGGTTCTCGCGATCGAGCGCCGGGATGATGAACGATCCCATATGCCCCAGGCTCACGCTGAAGGGATGCCAGTAAAGGCTGAACACGTACACCTTGGGCACTTTGTTGATGAACGCCGGCCGCTGCGAGCGCTGGCGCGAATTCATGGATTGAATGAAGTTCTTTGCGTCTGAAGCTGATTTCACTATTGCACCATTGTTCCTGGCTGCTGTTTGAGCAGCCGTTTTTTCACTTCTGCCGGGATTTCCAGCTGGCCGAAGCCGTGAGGCATCGCCCGGACGGCCGTCGGCAGGTCTTTGGTCGACCGCTTAAACTTGATCTGGTCCGGACCGCGCTGCTCGCCGCGATACGTCCCGGCATTCTTGCCCAGGCCGAAACGCAGCCCGCTGCGGCAGCTGATCGCGCTGAGCTTGTCGGCGCAGTAATCGTCAAAGAACTTCTGCCAGTCGCGATCGGCTTTCTCCGCGCTGTGCTTGATGGCGGCCCAGCGCTCGCTCTTGGTATGCGCCTTGCCCGCCTCGATCAGCCGGCACACCAGTTCCATCACCGGCCGCGGCAGCGCCGCCGAGCTGGGCAGCTCTTCAAACTTGTAAACCGGCTCATAATCGCCGCGCGCGGGATACGGTCCCAGCACCGGCACGCCAAACGTCGGCGAGCCTGGCTCCCAGTCACGCATGTTTTCCCAGGCGTGGCGCGATCCGTACATCAACGGCGGGCACCAGCGCTCCAGCACCCAGCAATGATGCCCCGGATACCGCAGCCACATGGTCTTATGCAGCAGCGACCAGGCGCGGCGCGTGTCACTCCAGACAATGCGAAACAGCGGCCCGCCCCACGCGTTTTTCCCGTATGCGGTCAGTCGCTTCTCGATCCACGATGGTGTCTGTCGTTGGAACATGTTTAAGTTCCTGGCTTCTTTTCGTTACATGCATACCACTTTTCAAATTCTCGCAAGTCGTCTCTGCTGCCTTCGTGCCATTTCCAGATAGCGACTGCTGGCTTCTTCCATCCGTGCCGTGACAGCATTTCAGCGAGAGGCATCAACGGATGAATGATTGCGTTATGCACAACATTGGCGACTGTCATCGAAGTTACCCCGCGATCAGCATGATCTCGTCGGTGCGCATCTGGATCAGCTTCTGGCCCAGAATCTCGCGCTGCTCCCCGGCGAACGATGCAAACGTGACGTGGTCTCCGGCTTTTACTTCCGGAGGGATTTCATGGCCCATCTGCCACTCGCCTGCGCCGACGGCGATCACAATTCCAAACTTCGGCGGCTCCTGGCAGACTTCCGGTACCAGGATCAGCCCGATCCGCTCAGCCGCCGGCAATTCTTTGATCAGGATCCAGCCGCGCGGCGGCCTGATCTTGTATTCGTCGACAACTTTCTTGATCTCAGCGATCGCGTTGGCCGAGACGATCGGCGCAACCGCAAACTCCGCGCCCGGGCTCGCTTCCGCCAGCGCTGCGCGGCCTTCGAGCGACATCCCCGGCACAGTCGCGATATCCGTTGTCGGCGGCGTTTGGTCAGCTTGCGCAAACCTGCGCGTGTCTTTTACTGCTGGTTCTTTCTTCATGAGGAGGATCCTTTTTCCACCGCTAAGGACGCAAAGATCGCAAAGAACCCAGGGATCGGTACCAACCCCCGTTTTCCTTTGCGTCCTTCGCGCCCTTTGCGGTGAATAGTTTTTACAAGCTGTTCGGTATTGCCGCGCCGTCCCAGAAAATTCCAGCTCTGGGGTTGGCGTTGTACACCTGGAAACCGGTCCAGATGTAGTTGATGGTTGCGCCGCTCACGCCGCCGGACGCGCCGTAAACGGGGAAGAAGGTCTGTCCGCCGTAATCCAGGTCCTCGATCGGCTGGGTTTCAGCGCGGCCCCAGTTTTTGAGGCCCAGCACGTCAATCACGCCGGGTTTTGCGTGATTGCTGAGCAGGATCGGGAACGGCCCGAGATCTCCGGGCGGCTTTTCCTTCAGCATGTTCTCAGAGCGGTTACCGCTCATCTGGTTCTGGATCACCTGGCTGACGACGAGGCCCACGTTCTCCCACGCCAGCAGTTGGTCCACGCCCAAATGCGCGACGGCGCCCTGCAGATCGGTTGAGTCCACGCCCAACGCACGGCGATAAATCATCTCGCCGGCGCGGACCGCCTGCGGGGTGATCGCCTGGCCGTTCATGGCGATGTGCGGTGTCTTCAGCTTGCCCGGATACGCCGAACGCGCCAGCTGCAGATACGTTCCAGTGTTGCTGTCGACCTGGAAGGTGCGCACGCCGAACAAGGACGAAGCCGCGATGCCCGGAGCGCCCGCGATCACTAGAAGATCGTTGGCGGCGGTACCGGCCGGCGCGGCATTGTTCAGGATGATCTGCTTGCTGTTCGCGTCGACCGAAAGCACTTGCACGTTGCCGCGGCTGACTCCGCCCAGGGACGGCAGGATCTGCAATGGCTGGTTATCGTAAAACTGGTTGGCGTTGTTGACGGTTAAGGTGTTGCCGGAGACGCTGACGATCGTATCCAGCGTGCCCGATCCGTCAGTGTTGAGCAGCGCCTCAATGTTGGTCCGGATCTGCTTGGTGGCAGCTTCCAGGTTGCGCTTGGCTGCGGGCGCAACGGCTTTCTTGTCGCTGTCGGTGGCTTTCTCCGCCAGCTTGCTCCACTCGGTCGCATGCGCAAAGTACACGCTGGTGACCTGGAAGAAATCAGAAGTGATCGCCGAACCACGGCCAAAATCGCCGCCGTCGGGGTTAACTTGGGAGAAGATTCCGCCCGCCAGTAGATCTGCCGGGATGCGCATGGCGCGCGAGCTGATTTCCGTGAGGTTCTTCCCTTTTTGGATTCGACCGTAAAGGGTTGAGTCTCGCTGGAAGAGCAAGTGGATGTCCTTGCCCAGCTCTTCACGCTGATACGCGACTGTTTGTGCGTTCTGGCCCTGAACGAAGAAGCTGAACGCGCCCATCAGCCAGTTGCCCAGCTGAATAAGCGAGACGCCCCGCAGGAGCCGCATTAAATTGAACATGACATGCCTTGGGCACACGTCGAGCGTGTGCATTTGGGCTTGCCAGGTGTCCGTTGTTTACAGCCTGGACCGTGCTGACGTTGTTGTCCCTGACAGCAAGCTACGGAGCGAGGTGGGGACGATTGGGAAGGACTTTCAGTCTCGCTCTCTTAAGGCGGTAGCCCCGCCTGCGAACTCGCATAAACGCATTAAAATGCGATTACGCGATTTTTGGCCTGATCGCCTGGCCCGCCGTCGCTGCCCCGGTTTCTCCCGCAGGAAGGGTGTCCGGATCCCTCTGACAATGACGGCTAAATCTTTACACCCCCGTAAAATCTTTATGGGGTGATCAATTCTTCTGTGTGTTCCGATCCGTAAATCGAAACCTGCCGCGGATCGCGCCGCGCGGCCATCAATCTCCGCTCTTGCTGCGACGGCCTGCGCCACTGCCGCCGCTGATGCTTGCGGATGAAATCTCTCAGCTCGAGCAATCCATGAGGCTGAGGAATACCAGGCAGCGTTAGCTGCTCCCGATCACGGCGATGTCGGCGGTCACGCGCGATCACGGCGATCTCCTACCTCCACTGAACTTTTTTCCCGCTGCCTTTCAAAACCGCCTGGCCATCCAGGATCATGTCGTCGGTCGTCCTCGAGTAATCGATGGTCGACGGATCCGGCCGGGCGCCTACGCGCTGAACCTGCGTATTCTGCCGATCGCCGCCGGCATCACGTCGCTGGCCGCGATCACCCTGATTCTGCCGTTCACCCTGCTGACGATCTTGTCCGCCCTGGGCGCCGGTCCTCGGCGCCGGAGCTGCTCCGCGGTAAAAGATATTTGCCACTTTCTTGGCGATCCGGGGCCCACGCGCATCGGCCAGCAGGTAATCGATCTTCTGCTGATACAGCCGCATCACGCGCTCTTTGTCCCGCGTCTGCATCAATCGGTCTTTCTGCGCGTGAAACGCCTTGTCTTTGCTGAACTCCTGCGCGAGCTGGCGATCGGCTTCCGCCACCATGGCCATGAAGCGTTCTTTGTCCTTGACCTTGAGCTGCGCCAGATTCACGTTGCGCGCCTTGAGCAGCTTGCCCACTTCGCGCATGATCCCGCCCTCAAGGTGGGTTTTGATCTCCCGGCCAACCTCGCCTTTGAACGCTGTCGCTTGCTTGGCCTCAAACGCGGTCTCTTTCTCTTTCAGCTTGGCCAGGCCTTTGTCCGGTTTGCGCTCGGGCTGGCTCTGCGCCAGGTCGCGGATCGAGTCGGTCCAGTTCAGCAGCGCTTCTATCTGCTGGACCACGGGCGCCATCCCGGCGGTAGCTTTGTTGGCATTGGCATGATGCAGGAGCGCTTCCAGCGTGCGGACCACGCCTTTTTGCGTCATCGTGTTGTGGAAGATGCGGCCCATCAGCGAGCTGTACGCTGCTGGATCGGTCTTCAATAGCTGCTCAACCACCACCGGCGCTGCCCGGACAAACGCGTCCGGATCGTTCTCCGCCAGCGTGGCAAAGAATTGCGGATCGGCGGCAGTCCATTTCTCGTCGACGCCATCCAGCTCGGCCTGCAGAGTCTGCGTCTCGTCCCGCAGCGTCTGTATTCCCTCGACGCCGCCCACTTCTTCGAACGCCGTGGCCATCTCGCGGGCCTGGCGAATTCCTCCGGGCATCACCTGCGCCCAGGCCTGCGAGGCAAACACCGCGCTGCGCAACTTGGCAGCAGCCTTGGAATCGGTTTCTGCTATGGTTTTGAGGGCTTTTCTGACTTCCGGCGAAAGTGCTTTCTCGCGGGCCGCATCGGCTTTCTGTTGCGGCGTGAGCTGGCTTCTCTGGCCGGTGTTATCTCCACCATGTTCTTCCAGGCCTTCATCAGACTCGCCCAGATCTTCCTCTGATCCGCCGCCATCGCCTTCGTCTCCGCCGCCGTCAAACTCCCCACCACCAGCACCTTCATCACCGCCTCCGTCGTCGAGCCCAAGCCCGCCGCCCGAATCACCGCCAAGCGCCGTGCCGCCGGCTGCAAAGCCCAGCATGCACAGCGCGAACAGCGGTTTCAGCAACCATCCAAGGATTCCCGTTACGTGAAAGTTCATAAAACTCCTAATTCTGATTGATGTCCATGCAGAGGATCAGCTCGCCGTCGTACATGGGAACAATGAATTGTTCGCGCGGCAGCCCAAACCCGCCCTGGCCATGGCGCTCAAATGGCGCCTTTGCTTCGTGTATCGGGAGCACCCTTCCAAAATGAGCGTAAGGAATGCCGCAGTACACAATCTGATTTTCACAACACGGACACTTCATGCGCTCGCTCCCGCCGCTGCCGGCGGCGCTGCTCCGGGTCCACCAGGCGATCCCGCGGCTTGCGCCATCGCGGCCTGAGCGGCGTCCTGTGCCTGCTGTTTCATCACTGCCTGATGCTCCAGCAAATGCAGCCGCACGTTCTGGTAGCCCAGCTTCACCTGATCATCCGACGAATACTTTGCTTTCTGTCCCGTCGGTGAATTGATCCACCGCAGGCACTCTTCCGCTTCCACCTGGTGGTTGTCGCAGATGGGATCCACTTCCACGCTCGACTTCGTCAGCTTCTGCGTTGCGGCCTGCGCCAGCTTCTGCTGCAATTGCTCCGGATCGATCTGCGGTACCGGCGCGCCCGCGGCTGCGCCCTGCTGGACAACGGTCTGCAGCTGCTGCATTTCCTGCTCGACCGTCGCCTGCACTTCTTCCGGGCTCGGCGGGATCGGGCTGGCTTTGCTCAGCCGCGAAATCTCTTCCACTTGCTTGTCGACGGCGTCGGCGTCGGGAAATTCCATGTCCTCGAGGCCAACCAGATTCTTGGCCTGCACCTGGTTGTCCGGGTGCGACATCAACTTGAGCAGCAGCGGGTTCTGCGCCGCTTCCTGGAAGATCTGCAGGAACCGGTTGCTCTTCGCGGTCCAGCTTTCCGGGAAATTTGAATCCACGATCGGGACCGGGCCAAAGTCGCCGGCTTTCAGGTCCTCAATGCTTACGTCGATCGTCTCTTCCTTGCCTTCCTTGCCCGGCACGCCGACCTCGGCGCTCAACGGCTTATCTTCCGGCCGATTCTCCGCGCCGCAGCGGATCGCGTCCGTCATCACCAGCCCGTAAAAGTTGGTGAACGGCTTCCACACTAAATTCATCAGGCCCAGCGCCTGGTCGCGCAATATCGAGATGCCTTTGGCAGTCTCGTTATGCTCGTCGCTCTGGCCCATCAGCGGCGCCAGCTGGCCGGTCAGAAATTGCAGCAGCGGGCCCTGGATCTGCCCCATCGCTTCCTGCATCATCGCCGGCGGCTCGACCGCGGTCTCTTCAAAGAAGTTGTCGGAAAACGGCGTTTCCGGATTGCCGTCCGCGTTCGGGTTTGACTCGTAATAACGCCCATATCCCGACGTCTGCTCGTTCAGCGCTTCCAGATCGAGCACGCCATGGCGAAAGAACTTGGCCGGGATCGTGCCTTTAAACGCCTCTTCTGACATGTTGAACATGTCGTCAAAGGCCTCGCACGGATCGACGGCGCCCTGGCCCAGCCCGGGGACGTTCTGCCCGTTCGACTTGACCGCCTGCATCACCTTGATGTGCTTGTCCATCGACTCGTTCCTGCTCTCGCAGTAGGTCTCGCCGATAAACACACACGCGCATCCGTCGGGGAAGATGCGCTCCAGCTCTTTGCGGTCCGGATCGTCTTTCTTTCCCAGTTCGGTAAAGAATTTTGGCCGGAACCAGGCGCGGTCTTTCGTGACCAGGTATTCCAGCGTCGATTCTGAATTGCCTTCCCAGCTTGAACCCTGCGAGCACGCGATCCGCGCCAGCCTGGCTCTGTGCTCCGCTCCCGGCGCCGAGGCTCCTGGCTTGATCTCTTCTTCGATCTCCGAGTACTCGCCTTTTGAGATCGAGATATCGTCTTCCGTGGAAACAATCAGGTACGGCCAGCGCGCCATGTCGCGAATCGACAGCGGAGCTTTCCGCTCCAACACGCCAACAATCTCGATTACTTCCTGGCCCTTGGGGGTGCGCCCAGAATCTCCGCCAGACTCTTGTCCCTCGATATCTGGAAGTTCGGGAGCGGGCGAAAGCTCGTTGCCTGCGTCGGTCTGTAAACCAGCCCCGGCCAATCCACCTGCTCCAGAAAGATCGCCTCCTCCAGCGATACCCGCTGCCGGACCATCCTGGGCCGCGGGCTGAGCTTGAGCTTCCTGCTGCTCTTCCGCGGCGATCTCTTCATCTTCTTCCTCATAACCGAACCTCGCGTCGCGGACGAAGCTGGAGATCGCAATGACCGAACCGTCAGTCCACAAGAGCCGCCCGACATCGTCCTGCAGCGCGCTGGGATCGTTGAACTTCTCAACGATCCGTCTGTGCTTGTTCGCTTCCTGCGCCGACGTGATGTCGTTGCCATTCTTAGGGTCCTTGGCCTGAAAGCGGGGCGTCGCCTGGTTCTGGCAGAACACCGCGCGAAAGCTGTTCATAAACGCGCGATAGAGCATGATGTCCCGCTGGTAAAGCGGCCCATCGCCGTCTTCGTCGCTCTGAATGCCTCCGCCGTTCTGCCCGACCTGGAAGATGCCCTGGTCTTCGTCCCACCAGGTGTGCTGAAATCCCAGCTCGAAGAACCGGTTTTTCTGCACCCGCATCAGCTCGCGCCGGCGGGCAAACACGTCCCGCTCCTGCGCCTTCTTCAGCAGATCATGCAGCTTCCGCTGAAGTCGGTCCGGCAGCTTCTCCAGCCGCTTCGGATCGCCGTAATCTTTCGGGTCCCCGGCCGCAGATTGCTCGTCCGTGTCTGCTGCGGCCGCCTGATCGAGGACGTCTTCCATTCAGCTCGATCTAGTACAGAACTTTCTTCGTGACGTGGGCGCTGGCCTTCACGGCCTTCTTAGCGCCGTGGGCGGTTTTGGTCGCACCGTGAAAGGCCTTTTTGCTGGCCGGTTTCACCACGTGACGGAACACACCGGCGGATGCCGGCGCGGGAAATGCGATCGCAAACACCAACGCGACCGCCAGGACAAAGCTGAATCGTTGCATGGAAGTACTCCTGGACAAGAAATTAGTGCCGGTCTTTCCCGGCTGCCAGACTGAAATCCGTCTTACGTCTTTGCTACCTGCGCCGGAGCCGCGCTTGGCGGCAGCGAGACGCCGTTCTTGTACGCATGGGTTCTGAAGTAGTCAGCCAGGCTCTTGAAATCGGCCAGTTCAGCTGCGGTCAATCCCTGGATGGTCAGCGTGTTGGTGCCATCGGCTACTGCCGTCACATGCTGCGCGGCATCCACCACGAAGCCCAGTGCAGCGTTACTGGCGCGCTCGATCTCCAGTACTGCCGGCGCAGCTTCCGGATAAGCCAGCGCTGCGATGTCCCCGGCCACCTGAATGTCTTTCTGGATGGTGGGAGCCGCTTTCACGATGTCCCGCGCGGCCACGGCGATATAGTGGCCAAGGTTTTTAAAGCTGAAGGCTTTCAGAAATGACATGTTGTGTTCTCCTCGAAAATCTATTACTTCGAAATCTATGACCGCAGCGTCTATGGCTGCGGAGGTAAGTTTGGGCTTGCCGGGGCCCTCGGGCCGTTCATGCGCATCAGCAACGCGGAGAGCGCCGCGGCGGCTTCCACGAAGCACCACTCGCTCGGCTTATCCAGCTTGTAAATCGCGCAGATGATCCCGCCGATGCCGCCCAGAACGCCAAGGACCACCAGCAGGACGTGATCGAAATGGTCTTTCCAGAAATTCATCCCTCAGTCCTCGCTTCTATCGCGCCGGCGAACGCGGTCCACGCGATGCGCAATTCCTCCGGGCTTATCAGCCACCAGTCCTTGGCTACGCGGCCCAGCGCGGCTTTCAGCGTGGCCACCGTGGCAAAGCCGGAGCAGATCATCTTGTTGGCGTCGTGCAGCCGGGCATCGCTCAGCGCGATCCCAAAGATGTCCTTGACGTCGTACTTCGTGCCCAGCATCGCCCGCGCATAGGCATAAAAGATTGAGGCTTGTCCTTCGGTCGCGGGAATGGTCACGCGGATCCGCAGGCCCCACTTCTGATAGTCCGCGGGCCGTTCCTGAATTCCGCCGCCAATATGCGCCCCGATCAGCGTGCCTTCCGGCATCACCGCATCGACGTGGCAAATCTCGCTCCGCGTCTCTTTACAAATGCCTTCGCTGATCAGCCGGTTCCATGGCTGCTCGCTGGCAAAATCCGGCCGCGAGAATTGCAGTGTGACGCTGGTCATCGAATCACCCTCAGCAGATGGTCTCCGCTTTCGTTCATGCGCTCGCGGATCCACCGCGGCATGATCATGCAGCCCTTCGACGCTTTAAACTGTCCCGGCGCGTGCACCAGGTCGCCATGGCAGAGAAAGTCTTTTCTCCCGAATGTCTCGGTCCCAGGCTCCGGCGTCAGCGGAATCACCACCGCCCCGTGCTCCGGATGGTCATACGCCGCACCCATATACCAGTCACCGCAAGGCAGCGGCCCGACGTCATGCACGTTCTGCATCTCGGGATTGTTCAGGCCCTTGCCGTTCCCGGAATAGCCTTTGGCCATCAGCTGCGAATCACCCGCCGCGCCGTTCATGTTGCGAAACAGGTTTCCGCTCGATTGTTGATAGACCCACATTTACTCGCACCGGATGATCCGCAGCCGGGTCTTGGCGTCGAACCCGATCTCGCGGCCGTTCTTGCAGTCACAATCCTTGCGCTCTTTGCCTTGCTCATCGATCCACGTGCGCGTGATCTGGCACGCGGCAAAGCGATAGTTCACCGGCTGCTGCTTCTTTGCGTGGCATCCGGCAACCAGCACACACGTCGCCAGCATCAAGACCAGCAGACCCGATTTGCGCCAGCGATGTTTCATGCGCAGAAAATGAATGACCGGGCGCGTCCTCCCCCGAAGCACGCCCGATCGTTATCCCGTCTCAGCTCACTGTGGTGTTACCGAACCGGGAATCTCCTAAAGCTCGCTCAATCCACGTTCATCATCGAATGCCTACCAAATCGATTAGCAACGATGCGGCGCAAGCCGCGCCGGGGAACAATCCACGGCCCAGAGTGCCATGTCCAGATACGCAGGTACACGCGGTTGCTGGCAAACTCATGAGTCCAGTAAAGGGCCACAATCGGCCCCATACACAGACGTCTAAACTTCCACTTCCTGAGAAGCCGTTTCATTACAGCTTGCGAATCGTCAGGTACCGCAGTTGTGGCACGGTCCAGCTCGCGGCCGTCTGCACATATGACAGCTGGATCACGCCCTGGGCGGTCAGATCAGTCGCCGTTGCCGCCGCATTGAACGCGCCGACGCAGGTATCCACACCGGCGCCATCATCGCCCGCGGCCACTACCACGCAGAAGCTCGAGGCGCCGCCTTCCACCACGCCGGACGTTCCTATGGTTGTCACCGTCAAATCGGTACAGAACGTGAACACGCTGGCCGCGGCGGTCCATTGCCGCGATGCCACAAATCCCCAGGGAACGGCGATGTGCTCGCCCGACGTGCCGGCTGAATTCTCTCGCGGCCCGATACGCAGCGCCCACGTTCCCGCCACGGTCGCGGCTGAAGGCGTTGTCACGCCGCCACCGCAGATCTGATATTTGCCGCCCAGGTTGTTGAAGAAGCCCGCCTGATACTGCAGCTCGCCCATCACATCAAAGCCCGCGGCCAGCGTAGTGGCGGAAGTCACAGTCACCGGGAAGAATCCCGGAGCTGCCGTATCGTTGAACGGAAGCATGGTCGGAGGGATTCCCGTTTGCTTGATCACCACCGTGGTATGAGCCGAAGCCAGAGAAGTTGCAGCGGCGGCGGTTCCCTGCGGAGGACCGGCAGCGGTCGTCGCCGGCAGGGCGGTCAATACAATCGCCACGCCCGGGGCCCAGCAGGCAGGCAGCGGACAGAGTGGAGCAGCGGTTCCGCTTACTTGTGCGGCGGCCGCCAGAGTCTCGGTTTGCGTGGCGCCACCCGTGGCACTGACGTACAGGCGATAGCCCACGATTCCAGTGCCGGTGGGAACGCCCGCGGCGGTGATCGTGTAACTATTCGTTGAGCCGGCGCCGTCCACCAGAGTTGCGGTTGCGCCTGAATCATCCGCTGCGGCGCTCTCTCCGCCAAACTGATCAACCGCCGTAACGGTAAATCGCGGCGTCTGCGCCGTGGCGATCGTGCCGCCGGTGGTCGCAGTTGTCAGCGTGGCCGTGGCAGCCGTGGTCAGCGCGGTCGGAGCCGCAATGCGCGTGAGTCCAGGCGCCGGAACCAGGTAGCCGAAGTTCGCGCTGCGCTGATCTTCCACCGCAACGCCCACTGATCCGCTGGGAGCGGTCCAGGCCGTGGCCAGAGCTTGCGTGCCGCCGGCTTTGGTCCATAGCGTATCGATTACCGCCATGCCTCCGCCCGACGCGATCGCATCATTGATCGCTTCCTGCAGGCCTGCGCTTCCTGAAGCAACGTACTCGCCCTGGGCATGCACGTTGGCGAATGTCGCCGTGACCTGGCATGAAGGAGCGCTGGCGTTTTGCGGAAACAGGTTGCAGCCGGACACCGCGGTCGGCGTGACTGTCTCAGAATTGGATCCGCCCGGATTCACCGTGATCGGCGTTGCGCCTCCGCAGGTGATCGACCCGGTTACCGTCGAGCCGGCACACAGCGGAAAGAACGTGCGGCCGTCCGGCATGGTGATATAGCCGCTAGCCAGCGTGATTGTCCCTGCTCCCGCCGCGGAATTGCCGTTGAAGATGCGCAACGGCGGAATGCTGGGCCCCGCGGGATTGCCAAAGCCCATCGACGGAGCTGAAGCGCCGTAGTTATAGTTCACCGCAACAAAGCGGCCCGCCACGCGTGACGCGCCGATCGTTGACTGCGCCAATGCAAATGGCGCCGTCATCGGTGCCAGCCCGGCCAGCATCAGCCAGGCACAAAATGTCGCCAGAATCTTTTTCATGGAGTACTCCCGAGTGAATTCATCGGGGAGGATGAGAAGTCGTACTTTACGAACAGTTCAAAATGGAGCTCACAGATGGAATTGAACCACCGACCTCCAGCTTCGTAGGCTGGTGCTCTTTCTCTGAGCTATGTGAGCATGGCTCCCCGCTGGGCTTTGAACCCACCGCCGCGCTAGCTTCGGCAGGCGGGGAATAACGCCGCAACTTGTGCGGCAACGGCCGTCCAGCAAGGGGAATGGTAGATATCGCTGTGTCTCCCCATTCTGGGCGATCTGAATCTTGGTAAATCACATGAGCGACACCGCGTTCTGGCATCTTGCGAACAGTGCGATCAAATGCTTTCTTGCTCTCGCCACCGTCGAGTTCCACGATGCGATAGTTCGCGTCGGCTGGGTTGAATATGGTGGCCATCTTCAGGACGGCATGGGCAATCTGGATGCGTTGATCCTGCTCACTCAGATCCTGCCGGACAAACACATATACCGCCATGTCATCAAGCGAACTCAACTAAACTTGCTCCTCTTCCTCGTGCTGCCCGGCGATCGCGCCTTTGTCCGCGCTGTAACCGCACTCCGGACACGTTCCGCCCTGCATCTCCGCGCCGCACTCCGGACAGATCTCTTCCGTCGCGTCCGGATCCTCTTCTTCCGGACCGCCCAGCTCGTGATCATCAGAGCCCACGCCCATCGCGTCGCCGGCATGCTGATGCATCTCCTCGGCCGACGCATGGTCCGCATGCTCTTCGTTCCCGTCAGCCTGCCGCGTCACCGAGTGATGGCTCCCCGGAGACGGGTTCTTCGGATCGTCGGGATGGTGCATCGTCACCGAGTGCACGTTGCTGCCGTGGCCGTCCTCGGCCGCGCTTGACTCCTGCGGCTCCGGCTGCTTCGCCGATGACTCCCGCTCGTGCTGCCGTCCGATCGCAGGGTTGGCAAAATACTTTCCCGACTTTCCTTTGAAGCCCATAATTCTTGTCCTTCCTGATCTTCGGCGCGTCTCTGTACGCCTGCGCGATCAGCTCTTCCTGGTCTTCAGGCTTCAGGAACGGCGCAAACCAGCCTGGTGGCGTTGCGTCGCCGCGGCCCACTTACTTGATCGAGCCGGATCCCTTGTCGGAATCATCCTTCGGATCGGCACCCTTCGCCTGCTCAGCCTCGTCGCCCTCTTTCGCTGTCGGCAGCGGGCTCGTGTCTGCGGGCGGCGGATTAAAGAAACCGCCAACCGCGCCGATGGGTGGTTTGAAGCCCTTGGTCTGCGCCTGTCCGCCGCTGATCGTCTCGACTTTGGCGCTCCGGTCCGCCATCGACACCACGCTCTTCGCCTGGTCGATCCACGGCTTCCACAGCTCAGGTTTGCTTTCAAAGCTGGGCAGCTCAATCTCTTCATGCTCGTCGGCATGGCTGTCTCTGCGGATCGCGTCTTTCCACAACTTTTCCGCAGTCTGCAATACCCGGTCGCTCGGCCGGATCTTCACGTCCTGCAGCAACTGCTTCTCGTCGGCCTGCGTGGCCGCGGCCTGCAAGGCCTGTTCTTTCTCATGATCGCGCCGGGCTTTCTCTTTTAAGAGACTGTCCAGCTGCTCGTCGTCCAGCGAGAAGAACCAGTCTTCCGCGCGCTCAATTTCCTCGGCCGGAATGTCATGCTCAAAGTGGACCAGCTCCACCTGGCGGGCTGTGCCGATCACGTTCTGCACCAGGTCGGCGCCGTTCCTGACTTCCTTCACCAGCAGCAGGTCCACCACCGTGCCCGTGCCAATCTGCCTGATGCCCACGATGGTTGCGTTCTTGCCTTTCCACTCCACCGGCTCGCCAAACTTAAGCTGATCCATCTGATTTCTCCTCGTTTGTCTCTGAACTTTGTCGACTCTCTGAATTGCTTGAATTGCCTGAATCCTGCGGCGGAGCCGCCGAGGCTGCATGCAATGCTCCGAACGTGCCGCTCATCACCTGCTCAATCTCTTGTGTGCGACGCTTCAGCTTCTCGCTGCCGGCGCGGGCTTTCTTCTCCAGCTGGCGTTTGCTCTCCTGCCACGTCCTGATCCCGCCACGGAACCGCGGCTGCTTGCGGACCTCGTCCGATCCCGGCTGAGACTTCCATGACGGCACATCTTTCAGCACCGCCGACACATCGCGATTCACCACCACCTGGCAGCGCTTCTCCAGCTCCTGCAAGATCGCGATCAGCTCCGCTTTCTCCCGCTCCAGCGCAGTCCGCCGCCTCATCTCCATTACGCGATCAACTGAATCTCCCCAGCTCATGACATTCGCATCAAATCGCGGATTTCTGGATAGGTCTTTGTCAGGCATTCGACGACGCCATTGCCACGATAGTAGTAAGCCGCGAACACGCCAGAATGTATCCCGGTCATTAAACTGCCGTCCTGTGCATACATCGGGAAGAACGATTGCCCATTGCGGGACATCAACCCACTCTCGTCCCAGGACCAGCCTGCGGCCTGTAGGCTGTGGTCGTAAATTCGTGGTTCGCCTTCAAAATCAATCAGAGCGATTGGCAAGAGTGCCGAACCAGCTAGAACGCACAGACTTTTAAGTGCATCACGTCGATTCATCTGCGCCTCAAATTGATCGACCTGGTCCGCTTGCCCTTTTGCTTTTCCATGAACATGCGGTCCACCATGCTTTGCGCGTGCGGATCGGCGAACTGACTCAGCAGCTCAGCCCGCTCGGCATGCAGCGGCTTCTTCCCCGGCGCTAGCATTGACTTCCCGCCGTATCGCCAGCAGTCCGCGGCATCGTCGGAAACGTCTTCCGTCTTCAGGACGTCTTCTTCGTCGCCCGTTTCGCCCTTGTTCGGATCCACGTGCTTAAGCACCGGGATCGCGTTCAGCAGCACCGGACACCTGGCCGATGCAAACCACTCATCCCGATCGATCAGGCCGTACATAAATCGCCAACCGTTGATTCGGCCGTTATCTGCTCGCGTCGGGAAGGGCATGCCTGCTTTGGTCAGGACCTCGCCCACCTCATCCGCGATTGAATTCTTGAACTGCGCCTTGCGCTCGCCAAAAGCTTCCGGACTCAGGAAGATGTGATTGAGCTGCCCACGCTCTTGCACCGGCGTGGCCGTGACTATCTGCTCCGCAAACGCTCGTTCCGACAGCCCGCTCTTCACCAGCTCGCGATAGGTGACCATCACCTTCTTCGGAGCCAGCCACAGCGGATTGCCTTCGCCATCCGCCCGGCCCAGTATTTCCGCCGCCTGCTTTGGTGTGACCGTCGTGACCACATGCCACTGAAAGACGCCGTGATGCGTGAAGCCCCAGTCCCAGCTTCCCCACCGCGGGTCCCACTCGTTCACCAGCTCGGCAATCTGCGCCGGCGATAGCTGCCGTTTCGCCAGGTCAAAGTTTGAGAAGTACTGCCCTTCAAACTCGTCCCAGCTTCCCTCGGCATATGCCTTGCGCATCTTTTCCGGCAGCGTGTCCAGGTTGTCCCGCTTGTAGCTTTCCGGAGCAAACGGGTTGTCACTCACCAGCGCCGGCACAAAGAAGAACTTGTGCTTGATTGGCTCCAGCTCGCTGGGAAAGTTTGACCAGTCCCCGCGCGCCGGATCCACATAAACTCGCTTCGTCTCCGCGTGGCACTCACCGCCCGGGTTCGTGGTCTTCAGGATCGTGAAGTTCCACGCCGGAATCGTGTGGTGCAGCTCGATCGGGCACGGGATCTTCACCGCTTCCCGGATCAGCTTGCCGCCTTGATATAACGGCCTGCTGGCCGCTTGTCCGCCACACGGCAAATGCGGCTCGCCGGCAATGATCGCCGCTCTGAGCCTCTTCCGTATGTGGTCAAATACCGCCCACCGATTGCGCGTCCATTCATCAACCGCGCCGCCAACAAACTCAACCGAGTCGTACTTGCTGGGATCGTCCAGGTTGCCCAGCAGCACCATGCCGCCGCCCAGCTCGTCCACCAGCTTGAAGCGCAGGCCTTCCGTCTCGCTCTTGCCGATCGTGCCCAGCTCTTTCGGGACGTCCCACACGCTCAGGTGCCGCGCTCGCAATGCCGGAAAGTCTTCACAAAACAGAAACGATTTCGCTCCCCGCACTTGGTGAAGAGCAAAACACTTCACCACCAGCATCACGGGATACCATCGCGCCAGGTGGCTCTTGCCTCCAAACGCCGCGCCACCGTAAAGAACGTACGAGAACTCTTCCAGCGCCTTTAAACATGCGCGTTGCCGCTCATGTGGCGTGATCAGCTCAGAGAGCCGGAGAGTGCGATCGGCGACAACCAGGCCCATGTCACATGTCCACCACGAGAGTGACTTTGCCCTTCAGCTCAACTTCTTCCTTCAGCAGCTTGAGCCGTCTCCCCATCAGCATCAGCGCCTGCGGCTTACTGTGAGTCTTGAACTTCACCGTACGCGATATCAGCACCGGCCCGTTCCCAAACTGGTCAGCCGGACCGTGCGCCGGCAGCTCGATAGTGTTGACCTTCAGCTCTGAGATCGCTGCTGCCTGGTCCCGATCCACCGCCGCCAGGTTGATTCCACCGGTTGCGCGGTCCCAGTAATCCAGCACGTTCGAATAAGCCAGCTTGGCCACTTCTTCATCGAACCGTTCCGCAGTCAGCTTCAACCGTTTCTTGCGTTCCTGCAGCGCGCGTCTCAGCTCCGCTTTGACCCACGGATCCTTCATCAGCCGGCTGGCTGTCACCGCGGCAGAGTTGGCCGCATACCCGCAGCGGATCGCCGCTCGGGTGGCATTCATGTCAATCAGGTATTCAGCGACGAAGAGTGCCAGCCTTTCAGCTTTCTTGGTCGACGATACCTTCTTACCCTTGCCGGCGCCTCGTTCAGCCTGTAATTCACCAGGGACCAAAATCCCTCCAACGCCGGCGCTGTGTCCGCATTCACGGGCACAACCAATTCTTTCGCGCCGCGGCCGCCGACGAAGGCCCACAGCTCCCCAAACCTCTCATGCCGCCGCTTCGCTCTCGCTTTATCAGCATCCATCAAGGGTTTCCTCGATTGTTACCGCGTGGCGGTTCCAGCTCTTTGCCGCTCGTACTGCATCCTTGCGATCTGCCAGCGTTCCCGCCGACGATAGCCGTACCGCTTCTTCAGGATGTTTGCCAGCGCGCGGATTGCTTTGAAACGTTTTCTGTTCACACCATCACCGCTTTGTAGCTGTACCGCTCCGGCGTCGAGTTGATGATCTCTGTCGCCTTCGACTCACCCAGCGCCTTGACGAACTCGTCTTTCCAGCTCACGTTCCGCTTGCACTGGCTCTGCTTGATCACCTTCAACAGCAGTTCCAGATCAAAGCCTTCCAACTCCACGTCGCCGCGCTTCAGCCGACGCTTGGCGATCCCGGCAATGTCCGCCGGCGAGCAGCGCGCCACGTCGTCCATCGACTTCACACCCAGCAGCCGTTCAAATATTCCCATCATCGCGGCGGCTTTGATCTCGTTCAGGTTGTCGGCTTCCTTCGTCTTTGCCGATGCATCCGCGCATGCCTTCTGCGCAAACTTCACTTCCTTGATCGTGATCTTCTCAGCCATGCATCCCTCTCAGTGCCTGTACTGCCTTCTCGAACAACGGCCAAGGATCTGTGTTCGGGATCCACTCGACAGCAGCGATGCCATCTCGAATCGTGAATCCTGGGCAGCGTTCACTGCGGCCCAAATCTCCCCCATAGTTCCGAGGAATAGCTCCTACCGTCAGGTACGCGATGTTTGCGGCCTGAAGTCCGCCGCTCGCTCCGTAGACTGGAAAAACCTGCTGGTCTCCAAATTTGATCGCGCAAATACCTGTCCCAGAAAGGCGACTAATTGCTGACCGCTCGGTCGAGCGCTTCCGACTGAAATATTTCAGCCATCTCACGCTTCCACCAGCTGCATCACGTGCACACCGCCGCTCGGACGCTTCTGCCAGGCCCGCGGCAACACGCTCCAATCGCGCTTCTGCTCCTGCGCGTAATGGTCCTCAAATCCGGGCAGAAAATGGAGACAGCCCTGGCGCTCCAGCCGGTTGGCTTCGCGCTTGGTCTTGTGGATGTGGTGATCGCAATCGGGCAGATTGCCCGCAAAAGGCTGGAATTCTATCGATGCTTCGGCATTCGTGATGTAGCGGGCTAGAATCGCGTGCTTGAAGTACTCCAACCTGGAAAGAGCTTCAATCTCCAGAGGATCCCGGAGCACGCAGACTTTATTCCTGGACATAGGTGAGCTACCGCCGTCAGATGCGAATGCCACGCCTGTGTCGTCACCGCGGCGCGGACCGGTGCAGCTTTGGGAAGGAATAAAGCTATGTGGGAGGAGCCTTGACCCTAATCCAGAGTACCCGCCCGCGTCAACGACAAAATTTGTTAGCAATTCTTAGCCGTGCTATGCTCCGATTGGCACCCGCCAGGGCGCCAAGCACTGGAATCGGGGCGGCGGTTGGGCCCGTCGCTCCGTTCTTTTCCGACCGCTCCATGCAATGGTTTACTTTCCTAAAGTCCCTGTACCTGGTGATCTATCGAAACACTTTACAATCCGCTAGTTGCCCCAGGCTGAATGCAATGCCGTTCTAGTTTCCGAAAATGGTTGGTAATTAGTAATCTAGATGCATCTCCGCGCGATGGCTTGACAATCTATTCCGAGTTGCTGTACTAATCTGACTCACCGCCCCCTTGGCAGTCCCTTTTAGAAAGAGCTGCCATTGGCCCAAACATACGGACCTCCCCGGGAAGTCAAATTGCCCTTAGGTCACGATCACCGCCCCGATTCGAACGGACGCATTAACTGCCCAGTCTGCAATGCGGCCCGCGAAGACAAGCTTGAGCCCAAGAAGTTTGGTCTCCTGTATTTCAAGCATGCTGCTCCGCTCTGGTTAAAAGAGCACAAAGAGGGCATCGGCCCAAAAATGCTGCGCGATTATGGCTATATGCTGAATCCGCTGCTTATGTTCTTCGGCGACTTCCCGCTCAATGAAATACACATCGGCCACGTGCAGTGTTACGTGGATATGCGGCTGCAAATGCCGCGCAAGGTTACAACCTCGCAGCAGCGCGAGCTTCCCGGCGTGGAAGTATTGAATTTCAACGCGCTGGTTGGCCCCAACTCAGTGCGTAAAGAGATCAGCATGCTCAGCCAGATCATGGATCGCGGCGGCCTCTGGGAGCCCATCAAGGTCGACTACAAACCGCCCAAGCTGCCCAAGAAGAAGCTGGAGAACAAAGTCCCCGAAGACGAAGATCTCGCGCGCGTTTTCATGGTTGCCTGTTCTAATGCTCGCTGGCGCGTGGCCTATTGGGGATCGATGCTCCAAATCAGCACCTGCTCCGCCCGCGGTGAAGTCTGCCACCTCCACCTCAATGACATCGACCTGGCCAAGCGCACCATGCGGATACGCGATGGTCTCAAGAACGAGCATCGCGATCGCGTAGCCGAACTCAATGAAAACGCTTTCTGGGCTCTGGGGCACATATTGAAGCGGTACTACCGCATCTGCCGTATGCTCAAAGTCCAGCCCGATCCTGAGCATTACATCCTGCCTGGTCGCACCCTCAACAGCGGCCATCCTTACGATCTGAATAAGCCCATGGGATCATGGCGCACCGCCTGGGACCAGCTCCGCGAAAAGGCCGGCATGCCTGATCTGCAGATGCGCCACATGCGCCACATCGCTCTCACCCGGCTCCTGGAGAACCCGGAAATCAGCGAGCGCACGATCATTGAAAGTGCCGGCCACGTCAGCAAGCAGGAGTGGAAGGATTATTCGTCCATCCGGCGCCGTCCCAAGCAGGAAGCCATGAAGACCCTTGAGTTCCCGCGTCCACGGCCCATTGTGCAAACTGTGGAAGACGTGGATATCGCGGCTGAAAGCGCGCCTAACTCGCCGCAAATAAACGAGCAAAAAAAAGGCTAGTTTGTGGTTGACAACATTCGACACCTTGGTGCATAGTTGGAATCGAGCATGACCGGTGAGATCATTCTTCGCCCATTTCGCTGCCTTCGGTGCGACCAGGGTTTTCACTCAGCCAGAGAGAACCCTACGCGCTGCGGGAAGTGTAAATCGCCATATTGGAATGTTCCGCGCCGTGCTGCTCGAAGCCGTTCAAAAAGGCCCAAGCGTTCCACGTAAGAACAACTGACAGATCCGCCCGGGCGCGTAGCTCAACTGGCAGAGCAACTGACTCTTAATCAGTAGGTTGAAGGTTCGATTCCTTCCGCGCTCACCAATCTTTCAATCACTTGCGCTCCTCGCACGCGCGACTTCACTCATTTGCCATATACCAGGACGTGGAATGTGCCGGGAATTGCAGTCCGCTGGGGGCGGGGCCGGTCTGCGGTGGGTTTTGCGGCCGGACCGAAATCAGCAGTATCCACGAAGAGATGGTGGGTCTTGCTGTCCAGTCCCAGGGTTTTTGCTCCGAACTCGGTCTTGACGGTTTC